TATTAATATTTCATTATTAAAACTATCAGTTATGATGATGTTAGTTTAAGTTTAACATATAAAGAAATATTAATATTTGATGAATTAGAAAAATATGTTAAATTATTTGATAATATATGTAGAATATTATTTCCACTCATATTTATTATAATTATAGGTGTATTATATAGACATAAAAATTAAAATATTTTTATATTATATTATGATTAATCCTAAGTTAATTAATATAATTGGAATAATAATATGGATATTATTATTTTTCTTTTTAGTTCCATTTAAAATAATTAAAAAATATCCACTTATAATTTTAGGGTTTTTTTACACTTGTTTTATAATAATAACAAATTATATCCTTATTGGTAATAATAATAGTGAAAATAAAACAAGTGATTTTACAAATAATACAATGGATATAGTAAATATTCTTAATTCTAAAGCTATTGAAGTTTCTACAGCCACATTTGCTATTGCGTTAGCAACCAAAGAAATATTTAAAATAAAAGTATACAAACATTTACTATTATTTATGATTTATACACTTATATTTGGGGTTGGTATAATGTCACCTATTTATTTTATATCAAATGTATCCCCACAAAAATTAAAAAATTACAATGAGAATTTATTAAGAATACGTAATATTTCATTAAGTTATTCTATAGGATTTATGTTTTCAACATACATGTTAATAATTACAAGAATATATGAAATATATAAATAACTTAAACAAATACTATTAAATTATTAAACACAAATGATAGATTATATTTTTAATTGGTGTTTATATTCATTATTATTTTATATTTATTTTCCAAAAACAAATAATTCATTAATTATAATTTCAAATTTAGTAAGTTTTACTCATGCTATTTTTACAATTTTAACGACATTATATATTATTTTAAATCAAGATCTTACATTAGACTATTTTGATACAGAAAAAACATTAATTATTCATATTTCGGCATCATACTTTATATATGACTGTATATTTATGTTTATAACGAAATTTTCATTAATGTTTTTGTTACATCATTTACTTATTTTAGCGGTATATTATGTAACATTAACAAATGATTATGGTGTTAAATTAGTTATTTATACATTATTTTGGGGAGAAATAACGAATCCATTACAAATATCTTGGTTTTTATCTAGATATTTAAATTATAAAAAAATAGAAAATTATGTATTTCCTGTATTTAGTTTTAATTTTGTATTAGTAAGAAGTATTATTATGCCATACACACATTTTATATTAATAACACAAATGAGGGAACTTAGTTATAGTTTAATATTATTAAGTGTATTAGGAAATATAGGTGGATTAATATGGGTAAAAAATATTATTAAAAAATTAATAGAATAAATACTCATAAATCCTTTTTGATATAACAGGACCTATTTTTCTATTAGTTAATTCTATATTTTTTAATAGAGTTTGTTTATCCTCTAAATTATTTAATTTTGTGTATTCTAAAATTAACTGTGTTAAGGAACCATATTTTTCAATAATAGTTTCTCCCATTTGTTTTGAAACACCTGGTATTTGACTAAGTTGAACTATATTACATAATTTAGGAGTCATATTATCCTTTTTACATATTTTTATTGTATCTAAATAATTTATTTTAGACTGTTCACTATCATTTTGAAAGAATTCCGGATTTTTAATAATTTTATTACCTATTTTATATAATATTGATGATGTTTCGGAAACATCTTTCGTTCTTATTACATTTAATTTATCCCTAAAAGTCATATTTAATAATGCTCCATCTGTAATAGGTTTAGCTTTTTTGAAAAACTTTGAATTACAAGATATGTCTCCTTCAATTATATATACAATTTGATTTTTAGAATAATGATTCATTAACCTAATTTTTTGCTCTTTATATCTACCATCTTGTATTGAACTATATAAATCACACATTGTTTTACGTTCAATAACTAATATATCTTTACTATTATTTCTAAAAATAATATCTCCTATATCTAAATGTTCTTGTGTAATTTGTATTTTATCATTTGTTTCTAAATATTCTTTTAATTTTAATTCTCTTGAGTCATAAACTAAATTTAACATTATTATTTACTTTATGATTTATTTGCTTTAAATTATTTTATTTTATTAATTATAACATAACCATCTTTATCATTAAAATTATTTATAAATTGATCAACTAATAAAGTATTATTTTTAATTGTCAAATTATTTATAAAACTTTTACCTCCAGTTCCTGCCAGATAATCTAATGGAATTTTATAACTATTTAATTTTCCAAATAAACTAATACCTTTACCTGCTACATAACCTCCACCACCACCACATGAATTAATTTTATTATATTTATTACTTGTAGCAAATCCTCCATTAAATTTACCACCATGTCCACCATCTAAATAAAATATATTATTAGATTTAATGTAATTATTTTTTATATTATTACCATCATTTACAAACTGATTATTAGATTTAATTTTAGGAATATTGTTATATGAAAAATAATCAATTATTTTACTATCAGTAATTGTTTTTCCAAAAAACTTATTAAAATTATTGATTACATATTTCCTATTCTGTTCATCAAATAATTCTAGATTTGATTCTTGTAAAGATGAAATACTACTATTTTTAATATTATAATCTAATTCTATAATATATTCTGTTAATACTTTATTAAAATGTATTTCTATTGACGCATTTTCACCTATTTTACTCATTGATGTTTCATATTCATTTTTTTTTAATTGACTATTATTTATCTTAGGATATTCATAAATATCCATTTTTATTTCATCTAAATTTTTAACTTTAACATTTAATGTATTAATTATTATTTTATTACCGTAATTACTATTTTTAATTGTATTAATAACTATTTTTTTAATTGGAAAAAATAATTTACTATCATATTTTTTTGTATCAAAATAGTTTACACTATGACATATAATAGGCGCGTCTATAATTTCACTAGTAAAACCACCACCTCCACCTGCAACCATTACTAGTTTATCTTTAATATATATAGAAGTGCCTCCAGCACCTGAACAAGAACCAGTATATGGAAGATTATATTTAGTAATTACTTTTTCTTTAACAGGTAATCTCATACCACTTTTACCTATATTAATTATTACGGGATCTTTTTTTTTTAATTTTAAATCATTGAATACAACACCTCCATTCCCTCCACTGATATTACCGCCTCCAATACTTATTAATCTATATAACCCATCTTTTTCGATTTTGAATAATGTATCGTTTTTTATAAGCTTATTATTATTTTTAAATGTAAATTTATTAGTTTCTACAAATTTAAAATTATTGTATGAAATAAATTTATATTTGTAATATATTTTATTTTTTAATACATAAATATAAGGTAATGGATGATATGCTTCTATTTCGTTATAATTTAAAAAACAACAATCTATTTTTTCTGGTATTTTTTCAAATATATTAGTAGATTCAGTTTCTAAAATAATTTTTTCATTTAACACATTATAAATAATAATTTTTTTATCACTAAATATATAAATGTTATTGTTTAAATAAAATAAACATTCTATTTTTACATTATTATCTAAGTTCTTAAAAAAATCTGTTATAATTGAGACGGATTCAATTTTTTGCCTAAATAAATTATATTTATAAATATTATTTTTATATAATAGACACAAATAATTATGTTTATAATTATAGAATCCAGTATCAACATAATCAATATCTAATAATTCTTTAATTTTAGTATGTTTATCATTAAAATTATTTAATGATATATTTAAACCATGAAAAATTTTAAAAATACCATTGATTGTGGTGTAAATAAAATTAATTTTTTTAGAAATAGTTTCAGGTTTTAATTTGCTAGGATTAATTCTAAATGTTTCAGGTTCTTTTTGTTTTAGCATAAATAAAATACAAAATATAGTAATAAATATTACTAGTATTAATTTCATATTATATTAAAAGAATTTTTTCATCTAATTTAAAAAAATTAAATAAATTTATTATTCATTGTTTTTTTTTTATATATGTAATTGTAACTTTAATAGTCATAAGTAAGAGAATGCCTATTAATACTGCTAGAAAACTATATACATTTATCATTTATATATAACTTATTTTTTAATTTTAAAAATTGAAATTATTTAAAGATTTTAATTTAAAATAAATAAAAATGCCTAAATTAAAATTATCTAATAAACCAGATGCTGTTGTTAAATTAGATCATAGGACGCATATTTATAAATTACCAGATACTTATATTGGAAGTATTGAAAAATCACAAGATAGTCAATATTTAAAAAATGATGAATGTAATACATTTGAAAAAAAAGATGTTATGATAATTCCAGGAGAATACAAAATATTTGATGAGATTATTGTTAATGCTTTAGATCAATATATCAGAACAAATGAAAATCCACAATGTATTAATAAGGTTAAAAATATTGAAGTAAGTGTAGTCAAAGAAACAGGTGAAATTTGTGTAAAGAATGATGGTGAAGGTATTAAAATAGAAAAACATTCTAAAGAAAAAGTTTATAATCCAGAACTTATTTTCGGACATCTTCTTACATCTACAAACTATAATGAAAAAACATTAAAGCATGTAGGTGGTAAAAATGGTTATGGTGCTAAATTAACAAATATCTTTTCAAAACAATTCTATGTGGAAACATGTGATGGTAAAAATATATTTAAGCAAACATTTTATGATAATATGTCTAGAAAAGATGAACCTATTATTAAAAAATCAAAGGCAAAACAATATACTATGATTAAATATTTGCCTGATTATGCTAAATTTAAATCAGATGGATTAAGTGACAATATGATTAAAATTATGGAAAAACGTACTTATGATGTTGCAGCATTTACAAATAATGCTAATATTTATTTTAATGGTAATAAACTTAATGTAAAATCATTTAATAATTATATTGATATGTATATTAGCGATGAAGATATAGTAAAAGTGTATGAAAAAATTAATAATAGATGGGAAGTTGGAATTTGTTTAAATGATGACCAGTTGTTTGAAGGTATTTCATTTGTAAATGGAATTAATACTAATAAAGGAGGAAAACATGTTGATTATGTTGTAAATCAAATTACTAGAAAACTCAGTGAATTTATTACTAAAAGAAAGAAATTAACTATTAAACCACAATTTATTAAAGATAATATTAGAATCTTTATTAAATGCACTATAGATAATCCATCTTTTAGTAGTCAAACAAAAGAATTTATGACTACAAATAAAGATAAATTTGGTTCAGAATGTATTATTACTGATAAATTTATTACACATATTTCTAAAATTGGTATTATAGAACGTGCGATTGAGTTATATGAACTTAAAAATTCTAAAGGATTAAAGAAAAATGATGGTAAAAAACAAAATCGCCTTAAAGGTATTCCTAAACTTGAGGATGCCAATTGGGCTGGAACAAAAAAATCGGATGAATGTACTTTAATTTTAACAGAAGGAGATTCAGCTAAGTCTATGGCTATGGCAGGAATGTCTATTATAGGTCGTGATAAATTTGGTGTATTTCCATTAAAAGGGAAGATTTTAAATGTTAAAGATAGTAATAATGATAAAAAACTGGGAGAAAATGCTGAGATAGGAAATATTAAAAAAATTCTAGGATTAGTTTCTAATAAAGAATACAAAGATACAACTTCTTTACGATATGGGAAATTACTTATTTTAACCGATCAAGATGAAGATGGTTCACATATTAAAGGATTAATATTTAATTTGTTTGAAAGTTTATGGCCTAGTCTTTATAGACATGAAGGATTTTTGAATACAATGTTAACACCTGTAATTAAGACAAAATTAAAATCTAAAGAAAAAGCATTTTATAGTGTTAAAGATTATAATAAATGGATTAAAACAGTTGAGGATCATTCTAAATGGAATGTAAAATATTATAAAGGATTAGGAACTAGCACACCTAAAGAAGCAAAAGAATATTTTAAAAAACCTAAGATGGTTAACTATACTAGTAATGAACCAAAAGATAGTGAGGCAATTCATCTGGCATTTTCTAAAAAAGACGATAGTGCCAATAAACGAAAAGATTGGTTATCAGATTATGATAATGAAAAAACATTAGATTATGACTCATCATCTGTATCTATTGATAAATTTGTTCATAATGACCTAAAACATTTTTCAGTGTCTGATAATGTGCGTTCTATAGCAAATATTATTGATGGATTAAAACCATCACAGCGAAAAGTTCTCTATTGTTGTAAAAAAAGGAATTTGACTTCTAAAGAAATCCGTGTTGCACAACTTGCTGGATATGTTAGTGAACATGGAGCGTATCATCACGGTGAAATGAGTCTTTATGGAACTATTGTTAATATGGCTCAAGATCATATGGGTTCAAATAATATCAATTTATTAGATCCTATAGGACAGTTTGGAACACGTATGATGGGTGGTAAGGATTCAGCGCAACCAAGATATATTCATACCAAATTGATGCCTAATACAAATATCATTTTTAATAAATTAGATGAACCTATATATAAATATAATAAAGATGATGGTGTAGATATTGAACCAGAATATTATGTTCCTATTATTCCAATGGCACTAATTAATGGTAGTCAAGGAATAGGAACAGGATGGTCAACAGATATTCCTAAATTTAATCCATTAGATATTATTAAAAATATTAAAAATAAATTAAATGGAAAAGACTATGATGAAATGATGCCATATTGTTATGGATTTAAGGGAACAATAAGTAAAAAAAGTAAAAATTGTTATTCAAGCAAAGGGGTATATGAAGTTAAAGAAAATAAAATTATTATTACAGAATTGCCTATAGGTATGTGGACAGATACATATAAACTATTTTTAGAAAGTTTGGTAATTGATACTAAAAATAAAATTAAGAAACAAATTATTAGATATTACAATTCTTATAGCACAGATACTGATGTTCATTTTGAAATTATCATGAATGAAGATATTATTTGGGATTTAGATAAATACAATGAGAAGATTGGTATGACTAATTTAGAAAAAACATTTAAATTAGTCAGTCAAATTAATTTAAGTAATATTGTTGCTTTTAATTCTGATAAAAAAATTACAAAATATGATTCTATAGATACAATCTTAGATGAATTCTGTGACTTAAGATTACAATTTTATACTAAAAGAAAAGAATACTTACTAGATAAATTACAAAGAGAGATTGATGTATTAAGTATTAAAATAAGATTTATTAATGAATTTATTGAAGGAAAAATCATTATAAATAATAGAAGTAAAAGTAATATTATAAAACAATTAGAAGAAGGTAAATATCCTATTGAAAATGAATCATATGATTATTTACTTAAAATGCCAATTTATAATTTAACAAAAGATAAAATTGATGAATTTAATGAAAATTTAGAAAACAAGCAAAGTGAACATAAAACATTATTATGTAAAGATAATAAAGAATTATGGTTAAATGACATTAGAGATTTAGAACCTAAATTAAGTCATTTTAAAACAAATAAAAAATTTAAATTTAAAGTAAAATCATCTAAGTAATTATTATGGATCAATTATATGATGAGTTCGAGCAGTATATAGATATGGATAATACAAAAGATAAATATAATACTATTACAAAATCAAATATAATTGTAATAAATAGTAAAGATCGAGATTATAATTTGTATACTAATTATAATTTTTGTATTAATTTTAATTCAAATTCTAAATTTTTAAATATTAATAAAACATTTAAAAATATAGTTTCAATTGAATTTTTATATTTAATAATACCAAATATTTATGTAGATATTATAGAAGGACTTAGTTTATTTAATAAACAAATAATTAAATATAATGATAATCCTATTAACTTAATGAGAATAGGTGATTTACCATATTTATTATTAAATATAAGTGAAATTAAAAATACTGAATCTTTTGGTTCAAATAACCAAATAAATAAAGCTTGTTTTATTATTAAATTAGATGATAAAAATGAATTAACATATAGTAATGGTGGAAATACGTCAGTAAGTGGATCTACATTTACATCTAATGGTAATTTAAATAATGGAATTATTTCATCGACTGAAAAAAAAATTCTTTATTACAAAGATATAAGTGAAACACCTATAATGTTTAATTCAAATCCACAAAGTTATTTAAATAATTTAGAAATATCTTTGTCAACACCTGAAGGTAAAATTTTATCTAATTTAAATAATTGTTTAGAATGTTCAACAATATTTAGTATAGGAAATGATACTGATGAATCACCTTTTAAAATAAATATTAAATTTAAACAATATTTTTGTGGTGATGAATATAATATAGGTGATAAGATAATATTTAAAGATGTATCATTTGGTAATAATACAAATAGTGATTTAGTAAATTTTTTATTAAAAGAAGAAGGTCATACTATATTAGAACATAGCGAAAAAGGTAGTGGAACATTATCTAAATTATATAGTCAAATAACTATAGCACCTGATTATTCAATTGATATTAATACATTAACAAACAGTTCAGGTAAATCAGAAATTAGAAATAAATTTAATCTAAATACATTAGGAACTCTGACATTTACATTAGGTAAAGTATTTAACTTATCATTACAAATAACTATGGGATTAAAAATAACAACAGAAGAACGAGATGAATATAAACTTCATAGTCATATAAATTAAGTATATTTTCTTATTTTTTTTTAAAAGCTTATTATATATGTATAATAGTAATAGATTTACAAAAAACGATTTTGAAGGACGCATGAGCGATCCATATTTGTTATATGAAAATAATAATGTTAATAATGTTAAATCTACCTATATGACTGGTTCTTTTAGTAAAAATAAGTTAAGTGATTTATATTATTCTCAAAGTAATATAGATTTACTACAAGAATTAATTATTAAAGGTATATACAAAAAAACTAAAACAAAAATAGTAAAACAATCAGAAGATGAATTACTTATTATAATGAAGTCTATATATTTACAATATTGTAAACATCAAACAAATAATATACAAGAACAAATACATGATTTAAATAAAAAGGTTCTTGATTATTGTATTCCAAATATTGAAAGTGGTCTTAAACAATATAATTCTTATATAGATGATATAACTAAACCACAATTTGTTATGAATATGCCTGAATCTGTTGATATTAAAGGTGAAAAAACTTTAATGCCCAGACATTTTATTTAAATATTTAATTATCTTGTGTTTAGAATTAATTAATAAAATATATTAATAACATAATGAATTCATCTAATGATCAAGAATTAAAAAATTTAAGAGATGATATTTCTTTATTAGAAGATTTTCAACAGATAGAAATACTTAAAATATTAGATAAAAACAATATTAAATACACTACAAATAATAATGGAATATTTATTAATATGAAAATATTAGAACAATCATGCTTAAATAATATTTATGATTATCTTAATTTTATAAAAAATTAAAATTGATTTAAAACTTATTTAAGTTATTGTATATATAAATAATGTCATTATCTATAGGAAATATTACTAAAAGAGTCAAAAGTAATAAACAAAATATTAAAATTAACTTGAATGTAAATTCAGATTTTGAACAAAATAATATTATTAAAAAAAGAACTAAACAAAATTTAGATTCACTTAAAAAGGACGAAATAAATGATAATAATAAAGGCGATATTATTTATAATGAATCAGAAGTTATTAATATTCCTAAAAAATTAGATGATTTATTTGATAATTTATTATGTGATAATTACTATTTATATGGAATTTCTACTAATAATGTAAGTTTTCTTAATTCTTTATTGTATATTTTATTAAGTGATTTTAAATTTAAAAATTCAAAAGATCAACAACAATTCTCATTTCAATTAAAAACTAATTTATTAAA